TATATTAGTTCCCGTTTTTGACAATTAACTGCTCATATTTGCAGATTTTCTGCAAAAACCGCCTTGTAAATGGGAAAATTTGCAGTTTAGCTATGCCGCTCGACAAGGTGTTTCCATGTGACTTCTCCGCAGATACCGTCCACAGTTATCGGTACACCTTCTGCCGCAAGAATCTCTTGGAAGTCGATAATCGCCTGTCTGGTCTTAGCACCTGCCGACCCATCGAAACCACCTTTATAAAGCCCACAGCAAGCTAAGAACTTCTGACACACAAGAACCGACTGCCCCGTGCATCCTTCGTATACTTGCTCTAAATCCATATGATAAACGCCCCTTGTTTCTTTATCTACTAAGTAAAAGACCTTGACGCACCCTTGGTAATAATCATGCCATGTGTGCCACCCAGACCGTGCAGACCACGCAGGGTCATAGCACTTCGCCGAGTTATCCTCTGCCACTTCCTCTATTGCGATAAAGTGACCGCCTTGCGTGAAGTAGCCCTTCCCCATTAGGAGAATCCCGTGATACTTGCCCGATTTCATCGCCGCAAGCCACCGCTGTTCCGTTTCCGTGTTGCGTTGTCCGTATAGATCATTGCCATTAAGTTGAATCCCAGAATGACCGAAGTGTTCGCAGGTCGGAATAATACCCGTCCAGTACGTCCCCTGCCCGTAAGGAGCGGCGTATCCGTGCGCTGTCATGTAATCAGCAACCACGGGTGGAATATACCCAGTAACGTCCGAAATAGCCGCTACACCGCACCCAGAGTCCGCTAACGTGCCGTTAGGAACTGAGTAGGGGTAGTCTGCCCACCTTGGGTCGTTCTGCATATAGTCCCACATCATCCCTCAACCACTTCCTCATTCGGTGGCACTTCGTGGGTGTACTGCTCACGCTTTAACAGTCTGCCAGAAAAGTCCAGAAGGACTACGGAGTGAAGCGGACAGGATGATACAGCCGCCGCCGCTAAAGCCATGTGGTATTTCTGCTCCGCAAGGGACAGATCGTCAAACTCTTCCTTGAGTGATCCGTGACCGCCGCCTACATACGTCTGCATTTCAACAACCAGATATGTGTTCATGCCTTAATCCTCCTTAACTTCGGGCAGTCCTGCCAGAGATGTCAGCAGGGATAAAATACCTGCCAATGCTGACGCTGATACCACCATTAACCAATTAACTTCCGACATAACTGCTGTTGTTCCTATCGTTGCTACGGCGGTCTGTGCTACTGTTTTGATCGCACGGATACCTGCCGCCTTCCACCATTTCTTACTCACTTGTCGTCCTCCTTTATGCTGTGCGCCCAGTCGGGCAGTTCTATGTTGTTCTTCTTGCACCACTTGGCGAATAATGTACTCATGTACCAATTAGCCTTAAGGTCTTGAAAGTAGTGCTGTCCGATCTTCAATATCTCATCCACGTTTTCGGGGAAGTCGGACATTAATAAAAGGAGCTGAGTCCTGCACGAATCTCGCTCCTGTCTGTCTATCTTTTTCTTTAATGATTCTATTGAATCGCTGAGTTGTTTTGCTTTACCCTTTTTCTGGTCGTGCCGTGTGACGAAGAATTGTATCAGCCCGAAAAGCCCTGTCGAAGTAAATGCCGCAAGAACTACTTCCATCATTCTGCCTCCAGTCTGGCTTCAAGAGCCGCAAGCCTGTCCTCAAGCGATTTGATCCTATCCTCTGCCGCCGCTAATCGTGCGACAAGGAAAGGCGTGTAGTTGACCAGATACCTTTCGCCGTCGGGATCGGGTGCAGTCGTTATAAGTTCACTTTCCGTCGGGGATATACCTTCTGATTCAAGAGCCGCAATAAGGTCTTGTGCTATGATACCGAATCTCCGCTCTGTGTTGAGCATCGACTTGATGGGTGTCGTGAAGTCGTAGAAGAAGGTATCAAGTTCGACCTTGCCGACTGCTCGCTTGTAGGCTTCGGATATTGGTTCTATGCCGCTCTTGAAGCGTTCATCAGATGATGCTGTGATGGGGATATACCCCATTGACTCGCCGTCGATATAACTCCACAAATAATACTGTGTGGTCGAACCCGAACCTGTCGTCGCAAGCCCAAAAGTATAGGTATGCCCAGCATCATGTCCATGAACCACATATCCTCGTTCCCATTTGGAGCTGTCGGCATTAGACTCATCTGTTATATACGCTCTGTTTAATGCGTAATAAGTTTTGATAGTTCCATTCTCGTTACAAAAGGCAACGCATGGGGTGTTATCAAGCAAACCTGTCTGAGATACTGTGCCAAGATATATCTTATTCGCTCCGTTAGCCCAATATAGGCGAATATTTTCGCCGTATCCGCCATTGTTGTCTATCCGCAAGCCGTCTACTACTGACCTAATACCTTGACTATAGTATTCGTTTTTAAGAACGAGCATACCGTTCTGGGCATACAGGCTTTGCCCTCCCTGCGGGTAATAAAGATTTAGCACTCCACCAGTCGTCGCCGCTTGAAGGTCTGCGCCAATGCCCCCGTCATTAGGTCTACGCAATCGCAAGAATCCTGCGCCAAGATACACATTTTCATAGCCATTTGTGTCATCAATGGTAAGGATTCCACTTCGATAGCCGTCTGACCGCTCTGCCGATATGGTAAGGTTAGCCATGAGCGTGTCGTTTGCATCGTATATGCGATAGTTGTAGTTGGTGGTCTCTGTCTTGCCTGCGCCAGTTCGTGTCGTGGTAATCTTGCCATTAACAATATCAACAGTATTCGTTTCATCTGTCGATATAAGTTCAATGCCTCTTAGCGTTCCCGTCGTGATGGCATCAGCTACGATCTGCCCGTCCATCGTGATTGCGGCATTAGCATATGTTCCTGTATATGAGTTGGCGTGCATAAGCCCCTGCTGATTCCAACGCCAGACGTTAGTCGCTGTCGTTATGTCGTCGGTATCCATGATTAGCAACTCATCGGGGTATCCATCGTCGTTCGTATCATGTAAGATGACATATCCACCCAAGTTGCCGCTAATCTTCTGGACTGCGTTGTCTATTGCGATCTGCAAGACTGTAGCGGTCTCTCTAAGGGACTTTGCGTTCTGAGCCGCCGCATTATTCGCCTCAATAATAGAGTCTGTTATAGTACTTTTGGCGTCGCCAAATTCAGCCTCCTCGTAGCGATCCAAAAGAACGTTCCAACGTACCCTTATGCACTTCGCTGTTGCTTCAACGCCCAGTTTTTCAAAAACAACTCGTACTGTATCGCAGAGATCGACCCTATTTAATAAGCCTTGTAGCATTACGAAGTTAAGCGTTAAATTAACTTGGGGTACTCCTACGTTATTATTCGCAATATAAGCCGCCGCCTTTGCGTTTAACTGTGCGGCAGTCGGTGCGTCTTCGTAATCCTCAGAGCAATCCAGTATAAATATTCTTACATAATCAAACGTCCCAGATACGTTCTGTACAGTTCCCTGCACCACGTTTCCGTCTTGGTCTGACCAGTACCCTAAGACTCCCGTGTAACAGGAGTTACAATTCTCTTCCTGTTTGAGTTCGGTGAGGTTTACCCCGTAACGGATCGTAACGCCTCGGTCTGCGCCCCGACTGTTTTCAAGTCTGCACGTCTTACCCGTGTAGTGCCACTCGCCGCCGTATACGTCCAGAAGTGAACCTTCCTTACCGCCAAACCAACTACGGATAGATGACGGCACGTCAACCTTGAACGGCGACGCTGTTGCTCTGGACGTTGCAAACGTCCAGTCGGAAACGTCATACATTGCGTTTGCCTTCAACCCGTTAAGTGCGCTCTGTATTCCTGCCGCCGTAAAGGGCTGTACGGGTATGTCAGACAGGTCGTAGGAAATGTGCCGTGCGTAGATCGTACACTTGCCGTTAAGAGGTTTGGTGATCTGGTAGACTCTAAAGGGCTGTGGCTCGTCCAAGTAGTTGGGCTTCGCTACGATGATAGACCGCATCTCTATTTTGCCGAAATGGACGCCCGTGATGGGGTATTCCATCGTCAGTTCATAAGACCCGTTTCGTTCTTCCTCAACCTCGCAGGAGATCGTGTCGGTTAGTTCACCAAGCCCGTGGCTCTCATACCCTATTGGCACAGAGCCGAGCCATATCATCTTACTGTTGCCGTCCTCGATGATATTCGTATTACCATCTTCCAGAACTTTTATTAAATAATCTTCATTTTTAAATAAAATTGGGATCATCGACGAAACCACCTCGGTGTAATTTCAACGCTTGTAATGCCACCAGTAATAGAAAAGGTCTGTGTGCCAGATGGGATTACAGGAAACTGACCTGTGACCATTGAGTTGTAAAACGTAGTGCCGTCTATCGAATAGGCTTGACAGGTTTCGCAGTCGATATACATCTGGTTTGCGTTTGCGGAGATAGCAAGAGCATTGCCACCGCAGGTTATCGTGCCGTTAATTACGCCGCTGTTCGTAACCTTTAACAAAGGTTTAGCCGTAAACGCCGTCGGGTTTGTAATGCTCCCCGTAGCTGTTTTGGTAACGACAGTTTTCCCCGACTCAAGGAAGCGTTTAGGAACGCAGGAAAAGGTTATTTTGACTTCTCCCACCTGCCCCATGATTGACTCTATATCAAGAGGGTCGGACAGGTATGCAAGCCTGTAAACGTCTGTTTCCCAAGCGTCTTTTAACTCTTGATAACCCTGTTTGGAGAATAACCACGAGGCTAATTCCGATGCCGCCGCCGCCGCATCCCCGTCACCTACATAGCACTCGTATGTCTGGGACTGGTTCTGCCACGCCCCTTGAGGCATAATAATATCCCCGTCCCGTGCAGGGACGGAGAATACGTCTATCTTCTGTGCTGACCTGTTAAGGTTCGGTACTTTTTTTATATAAAGTTTGTTGACCATATCGGCAGACGAAACGCCGCCGAAGGAAAACCACCCACTATTAGGCATATACAGCCTCCTTTGAGTTCATGACGTGCGTCAGTCGCTGTGCTACTGCGTCAGCCAAATCTCTGACGTTCATACCTTCATTGCCGTAGACGTTTATGGTTATCGGCTGACCGCCACCAACTAACGACTTGAGCTTGTCTTCACCTATCAGCAACTCGGGCTGATTTGCATCGCCTACGCCGATGATCTGCGGCGAGGTGAATCGTGCGCCCTGTTCTGCGGCTCTTGCGTACCACGATACGCCCACCGACGGAACAGAACCGCTCCGAGCATCGAAAGACCCTGCCAAATAGAAATGCGGCAGAGGAATATATGAATTAAATCGGAACGAGGTTGCCGCAAAGGCGTTCCTCATTGCGTTGACTGAGTTAACGACCTGCCCGTATGCGCCTTGTAGGGTGGAGTTTAGCGCACTCATGCCTTGACTGATGCCCTGCACTATTGACTGTCCTATCTGGGTAGCCGCCGTCCTTGCCTTGCTTGCCCCCTGTGTGAGGGAGTTAACCATGTCGGTCATTGCCTTTTCGGTGTCGGTTTGTACCTGTGGGTTTAGAGTCGTGTCTATTGCCGTAGTAATGCCCTCTGCAAGAGCCGTTGCGCTTGCTACAGCGTCGGGTTCTGCTCCGTCCAGAGTATCAACGATAAAGCTTATTACGCCCCCTATTGCGCCTTTAATCGCTTCAATACCCTCTTCAATGATTGACACCGAATCTGTTATTTCTGACAGAGAAGTTGCCGCTTCGCTTGCGTCGTTTTTGATGTCCTCAAGCGACCCTGCGACCAGAACCAACGCCGCCTCTAAAACACCCATTTCCACGACGAGAACCGCCATTGTTGCGTCCAACCCAACCATAGCGAGGTCTAATGCCGCTATCGTCAAATCAACGCCGAGGAACGGCAAAAACGCCGCCGCCGCCGCAACGCCCATTGCCGCAATGCTGACAGCAAGTAAAAGTGCCGCCGCATCTACTGCGAGGATAGCCACGGATACTGCCAAGAGTGCCTCCGCACCGCTTGTCCCGTACTCTGCCAATGTGGGTAACTGCTCTACGAATGACGTGAGCGAAGTAATGACCAGAGCGATTCCTGCTGATACCGCCAAGACCGCCGCAGAGAGTGCCAGAAGTCCGATAGCGGATACTTCAGCCGCTGTGCCTATAGCCACGATAGCCGCCGCCATGCCAACGCCTACACCTGCGATTAAGATGAACGTAGCGACTGCGCCGCCACCTGCCTCGGAAAGTCTGATAGCCGCATCTGCCATTGTGGACATCGCTTGCCCGATGAGGAATATCGCCGCACCCGCCGCCACCAGTAGGAGTGCTGTACCTGCCAACGTACCGAAGGAAGATGCCGCTGAAGCCGCACCCGTTGCCGCCGTTGTTGCTGACGATCCGACCGAAGTAAACTTTCCGACAAGCCCTGCAATTCCATTTCCTAAACCTGTCGCAAGCGTAGATATCGAAGATATGCCCTGCGCAAGTTTACCGCCTATGATCAGCAAAGGCCCGACTACTGCGACTATTGTCGCAATCTTGACAATCATCTGCTGAGTTCCTTCGTCAAGACTGTTCCACTTTTCGACTACGGTCGTTAAACCTGTGGTGATTGATTCTATTAGTGGAGCAACCAGCGGTATCAGCGTTTCGCCTAATGTGATTGCTAAGTTTTCCAAGTTGGTCTTCATCTCTGCCAACTTGACCGCCGTGGTTTCTGACATGGTAGCGTAAGCCGCTTCCGTCTGCCCTGCCATGCTTTTCATATTGTCAAGGGCTGTAGTGGAATCGGAAGCGTGTTGAACTAAGACGTTCGCCGCTTTCCCTGCTTCAGCACTTCCGAAAGCGTCGCTCACGGATAAACCTGCCGCTTCACACGCCTGTGCCAGAATCGCCATAGCGTCAGCGGTCGAACCACCTGCCGCAATGTACTCGGGGAACGAAACCCCTGCGGCTTCCTTGAAAGTATCGCTTGCCGTTGTGCCTGTTTTGCTTAACTCATTAAGCATCGAGTTAATATAGGTCGTTGCTTCGGCTGTTCCGATACCGTTCTTAGTTAACGCTACATACTGGGATGCCAGATCCTCGATACCGACGTTCGCCGCCGCCGCTGTCGGGATAACTCGACCCATCGAAGCCGCTAACTCATCAACAGTCGTTTTACCTTCGTTCTGCGTTTCGATAAGCACGTCAGAAACGTGTGCCACGTCTTCAGCCTCTAAACCATAGGCGTTTAACGCCGTAGTTAAAACGTCCGTGGCTGTAGCAACATTGGTAAAACCACCTCTTGCCAATTTAGCCGCTGAACGGACGAACTTTAGTGCGTCTGCGGTATCCTGTCCTGCTGATATAGCTGAGTACGCCGCCGCTGAAACGTCAGAGGACGAAATACCCAGTTCGCTTGACAGGTCTTTTACGCCGTTCTTTAGATCGTCAACCGCTACCGTTGAAGTGTCGGCAATGGTCATTAACTGTGCAAACGCCGTTTCAAAGTCAGTCGCCGCCGCAAATGATGCTGTGCCGATAGCCGCCAACGGGACTGTAAACAGCCCTGTCATGGTCTTCCCTGCTGAAGTCATGGTCTTGCCCATCGAGGAAAGCATATCCTGCCCTGCGGTCTTACCTGCGCTCATACCTGCGGCAGATGCCGCCCCGTTCATCTGGTTAGCGATCTCGGCTTGTGACCCTTGCAGGGTCGGAACGATAGTAATCGCCGCTTTTGCGACTTCTACAAGCTCACCTTTAGCCACGGCGTTCACTTCCTTTCATTTTTGAATCTATCCATTTTCTAAGGTCGTCCTTGAACATTGCGCCCTTTCCGACCTTTTTCTTGTCATCTTTTCGTGGTCTTTTGTATGGTACGGGTTTTCTGGGTCGCTTGCCCGTTATCATTGCCGCAACCTCTACCCGAAAAACAGCCATTAAATCATAGAGGTCAGCGAGGATTTCATTCGTCTTTAACTGCGTCGCCCATCTGGATGTATCCTCGTCTATGTCCCTCGCAAGTGCGCTGTCGGGTTCGGTTTTGCTTATAAAGTCGCCGAGGGCGTTCCAACTAAGAACGCCCCCAACGTCTTCTAATGTAAGACCACATTTAATTAGATCGTGGTTGATTGCCTTCCGATGCTCGTTAACAAACCTCGCAAGGCTTAACGTTCCCCCAGATTCTGCTCCTTTTCATAGGCGTTGAATATCTGGGAATAACCCACGTCCCCAAGCTCTTCCTTTTCAAGTTCTGGTGCAAACCGAAGCAGAAAACGCTTCATGATCTGCATCCTTTCGCCTGTCGGTGTATCGGGAGAGAGTTTAAAAATCTCTTCCATGTCATCGGCTGAAAGGGAAGAAAACGCAGGGATCATATACTTGCCGTGTTCGCCTTCTATCACGAATGGTTTAGCCTTGTTAATCTTAAACATAATCAGCCCCCTACCTTAACGAACTGCATACCTGTGTCGCCCTGTGCTGTTACTTCAAACGACCATGCGATTCCGTCGCCTGCCGTGAAGGATACGTTATCAGAAACTGATATCTGTCCGTTAGAGCATCCGAAGCACATAAGGTCGTCGCCGTCCTTCATCACGAATAAATACGCTTTGACGGGCGGCAGGTCAGCCGCTGACAGGTTAACAGTAATTGATCCTGTTCCTTCTGTTACGTTTGAAGCCCCAAACAGTTCGGCAAGTGCCTCGGCTGTGGTGCTGATGCAAGCACCAGAGGCTTTCTCGTCGTGATCTGTGAGGATGGTACGACGGATCGTGTTTGACCAGTCTTTAATATCTTCAATATCACGGGTGAGCTGAAGCTCCATGCCATCCTCGCTGATAAATCCTGCTTCGCTCCAATCGGCAGGAATGTTTGCTAATGTCGTCGGGATCGCCGTACCTGCGGTGGCTGTGTAGAACATTCCACTCGCCTTACCTTTGCCGACGTTAACTTCATTTGTTGCCATTGTTTATTCCTCCTTATAAGGTAAACTCTTCAAGGCTTGCGCTGATGATCAGCGTCACCGAAAAGAGTGCTAAATCTGGACGAACAGGGTCTGCGCCCCATCGCCCTAAGTCTGTATTATTTTGAACATTGCGGAAGTTATCTGATGCTTTCAAGATCGCCACCGCATTACTTAATGTTTCCTGCGCCGTGCCTTCGTCCTCGGCTCGGCAGTACAACTCGACTGTGAACCTGTCTATATGCCCTTGACCGCTCCAGTCCGTCATTTCCGTGCCGCCGCTCCTCGCTACGAGGATGTTCGGCAAGGTGTACGTCTTCGGTAATGGTCGGCAGTAGGTAGTGATATACGGGTTCAGCGTCTGCTGTACTAAGTATTCAATATCAACGCTTCTTTTCATGTGTGTAGCGTCCTCGTTAACGCTTGGTTTTCAGACTGCGCCGCCTGTGCCGTCTGGTTCTTGGCATATACGAAACCCAACCAACGACCGCCGCCCATGTCGCCCATTTTTATCCACTTGCCGAAGTCGTTGCCGCCGCCTGCGTTGGCGTTAGCCTCTTCTTGCAAGCGTGAGGTCGTTGACCATACCACGTCCTTAACGCCATTTGATTTCAGCACGGGCGTACGCCAGTTCTTATTGAATTGTATGTCGATTTTTACACTCATCCAGACCACTCCTCAAGGTTCAACATGATATGGTTTCTCAGCCCCGTAGGTGACCGCCAACGTCTCGGAACACCGTTGATGGTATATTCCTTGCCATCGAACCGTATGCGGTCTCCTGCCTCGATATCAGCGTCATGCGGGCAGTAGCAAGTAGCTCCGTCTGTGAGTCCAAGCACTCGCCCGTCTAAGGACAGAGAAGACCCTGCTGGCTGAAAAGAGCAATTCTGGACGTTGTGTTCTGTGGCGTTGTCCCAGTCTGGTAATATCGTTCCTCTGACCGATTTATAGCTTGGTCGGATGACCGTGATCGTGTCATGTGCGAATGTTGCGACCATCAGAACAGCCTCCTTATGTGGTACGGGGTCAGCACCTCTCTCACCGTATCGGGAATAGATGAGGCATTGGCTGAGTTCATGTAAGTTGACGAATATGTGACCGACTCACCACCTGCGGTCTCGGACTGTATCCCGTAACTCTGTGCGAGAGCGTGGGTCACCCTGTTGGCGATAAGTTCTTTCAAGCCTCCTGCAAGCCCGTCTGTAAGCCCTGCGGAGTAGTTGATGACTATCTTTGCCCGTCTTCCAAAACAGGTGTCATACAGCCATAAAAGCCCGTCTGTGGTCACGTCAAAATCCGTCAGACTACCGCCGTCGATCTCCACGGAAGAAACCTCTGTTACGAACGTCGCAGGTAACTGTATCAGCACGTCACCGTGGTTGTGAGATACCGCCCTGTCACGCCCTAAAAGGGTCAGCTCGCAAGGCTGGTTATCAGCAACGTGCCACCCACAAAACTCACGCACAGCAGACTGCGCCGCTGTCAGCATTGGGTCGATACGGACATCATCCGTAAATCGTCCTGCTGTCATGTCGTTGAACTCCTCCGCAGTCAGTATCGTCGGCAGTTCATTCAGTTCGGTAAGGGTATAGCCCCACGGGGTCTTGATCATTTGTTTTTCACCTGCTTCTTAGCCTTGTTCGGCGGTTCGACCTTTTTTTCTTCGGGTTTAAGCTCGACAGCACCTTCGGGCTGTTTGCCCTCTTCATACCATCTCGCCACCCCGTCAACTATGTAAATTTTCATGGCGTTAACCTCCTAAAGAAGAGGAGCGGTTTTTACACCGCCCCGTCTAATCATTCAGCAGTAAGTTTGAATACGCCCTTGAGATCAGTAACAGCCGCCGCCAGTCTTTCTTCACCGAGAAGCGTTACACGGTTGTAAAGTGCGTCATCCTCGTTCTGCTCATACAGCATGACGTTCAGACCGCCTTTTCTCCATACCTTAACAGCCTGTCTTGCGGCGATAAGTGCTGTACCTGCGGTAACTGCCGCAGACTCAAACACTTCTACGCCCCAAAGGATATACGGACTCTGATATGATCCGTTGCCGTAGGTGTTCTGGAAATATCCACCGCCGTAATACTGCTTATTCTGGTCTTTTGCTGTCAGCAGGGTGAAGAAATCAGCAGGGTTCATGATGATTGCTGAAGCGTCATAAGCAGACTGCTGTTTAACTGCACGGATGCCATAAAGGATTCCGTCTACCATGTCAGCCGCTACGGACGAAGAGCCAGTACCATAAGTTCCTGCAAGGATTCCAGAAGTTCCTGCGATAGCACCGATTACATGAGCGTCTTCTACTGTGCCGATCTTGTAGATAAGGCTATCTCTTACTTCGGAAGCAAGGAAATCATTATCAAGCAGGATTTCGTCGGTCTCTTTGATATATGCGGCGATCTTTGAAAGTGCAAGCGTCACAGGGCTGAAAGACGTGCTGTTCTGCGGTTTCTTTGCGCCCTCTGCTGTTACAGCAGGTGTTCCTTCGTATGCGCCCTGTAAGAAGTAAGTAATGGCGTTGCCGCTGATCGTAGCGTTTGAGAACAGGTCTGCCGCCGCTCTACGTCTGGGCTGTGGTGCTACCTGTCTGTCGTAATCGGTGATCGTTTCGCTTGTAACTACATCTGTTGCCGCCTTAATGTGAGCAGATACGCCCCACCCTTTAACGGACTTGTCTACTGACTTTGCATCTTCTAAGAATTTTTCCATTCCAGTCATCGGTTTGTCTTCCTCCTGTTTTTCGCCGATAGAGTTAAGAAGAGCGGCTTTCTGTTCAGCCGCTTCGATCTCTTTTTCTTTTGCTTCGATTTCTGCCTTGAGTTCTACGCCTCTTTCGATTGCTTCAGCGTCATCTGCCTCAATGCGGTCTTTGAGTTCTGCCATCTCTTCTTTGAGAGCGGCAAGGTTCTCTTTAAGGTTCATCGTTGACCTCCTTAATACTTTTGATATATTCCAACAGTTTCACCTTTTCTGGGTTGCTCTCCTTCTGCTCCTCTGCCGCCGCATTGGCTTCGGGTTCGTCCTCCCCTTCTTCGGTTTCTACTGTGTCTAAAACGCCCTGTAAAAGCGTTATAGCCTGCCGTATAGCGTCTGCATCCTTTGCGCTGTTTCTGCGTCCTGCCTTAACCTCGGCTGTTTCCTCGGTCGTTATAACAGCGTCTGCCGTGGTTGCTTTAACCGCTATGACTTCTGCTGTATCGTTAGCAGGTACTGTTACCGCCGATATCTCGTATATGGTAAGATCACGCAGTTCGTTCGCCTTGCGCCCATCCTCAAGCCTTACCTCGCCCTGTTCAAGCGTGTCGTAGGCAAAGGAAAACTTGCTTAACCTGCCGTCCTTATACAGCTCTCTCACCCTCTGGGCTTGAGGCGTGTCGTCAAACTCAGCGATAAAGTGCAACCCGTAATCGTCCTCGTCTGCCTTTGCCGCCCCTATAAAAGCGTTCAGATCGTTCATGCTATGCGCCCATAAAAAAGGAATCGGTCGTCCCGATTCCTCCCATTCTTTTAATGTTCTGCTGAAAGCACCCTGCTTAACGATGTCGCCGTAGCTGTCGGGTTCTCTGACCCATGTCGAAGCATATCCTTCGATTGAGCCGTTGCCCTCGTCTTTGTACTTGACTTTAAACTCTTTGAATTCCATGTGATCACCTCACTATTATTCGTATATCTGTCATGCAGTTACAGCCGCAGACCTCGTCGGGCGGCAGGATATCGTCACCCGTCCAGTAAGCTCCGTTTGAAAACGTCGCATCTATATCGACCTCTTCCCCATCCATCAGCGCATGGGAGTCTCTGGGGTTTGCACCTGTTCGCCATATCTTGTGAACTGTCTTGTTAAAGTTCGGCTGTTTCTCTGCTTGGTGTACTGCCTCTGTAACCGCCCAACCTGCTACCGCAGTCGCTAACGTCGTCGCCAACATCGGGGCTTCGTCCTTCTCCCGTTTGTCCATCACGGGTACTACATCTTCGTCATTCTCGATAGCTAACTCGATCTTTTCGTGCGTTTTGACGTTGGTAGCTATGGCTCGCCCTTCTGCCATCTTACGCAGGTATGCGCCCGTCAGTTTCGGTATGTATTCCGTTTCCAGAAGTTCGGCAGTTTCCTCGCCGTGCTTGTCTGCAATGTCCTGCATCAGCGGCGTAAGATCGTCGGCTAACTCCTCGTTCCATCGGTCTTCGTCCCACCACTCAGCACCTGCGCCAATCTTCGGCAGGATCGAATTGAACTGCCGACGGAAGAACTTCTTCAGCACTTCCTCAAGTGCTTCCTTTTCTTCGTCGGTTGCTGTAGGTGCTTTCACTTCTATCGAGGATGATTTAACCCGTGGTGTCGTGTTTTTTGGTTCTTCCTGTATGGGTAGACTCATTTCGTTCCCTGTGGACAGGTTAAGCGGCACGATCATAGCGTCGCCGCCCTCTATCGGTGGCAGGTTAAGTTCTGCCCGTACTTCGTTTCTTGTCATGTACGGCGCACCTGCGGCACGATAAAGGATTTCGGCACGTTCCTCAAAACTCCCCTTGAGTTTCTCTGACAAATCAAACTCGACATAAGTCCCCTGCGCCGCTCCGACCATTGGTAAAAGGAACTCATTAAACCTTTGCTGTAGCATCTGGATATCAGACCCCAAACACTCAGCGTATAACGCCCGTGCGTTGTCTTTTGCGCTTGCGTAGGTCTGTGTTTCGGTATGCCATATAAGTGACGGGTTAACCCTGTATGCCGCCGCTACAGCTTCACGGGAAAGCTTAATGCTTTCTGCCCATTGCTGTTCCTTAAACGAGGTCTGGAATGGCTCGATTTTCATGCCGTCTTCCAGAAGTGGAATAGCACCTGCTTTTGAACCACCTGCGCCCCATGCCTCACGGAAAGCGGTTACCCATTTAAGCCGCTGTTCTTCCGTCCACGGAGCTACGTCTTTCGGTCGGGTGATCTGGGCGTTTAATCTACCCGATGATCTCCACAGTTCTTTTCGGAAATTACCCGAAGCAATCTGCTCTTCAAGGAACTGGCGCAGGGACGATATCGGTGAAAGGAATCCAGACGGGTTTCCTGCCGAATACGTTTTAAACTGCACAAATTCCTCTTTTGGAATGTCCACAGACGTGCCATTTGCCGCACGTACTCGTATTACGTCAACGCCGTATACATTACCGCCCTCTGTCGCTTCAACCCAGTCTGACGGCACTATATACATCTCGTAGCCCGATTCCATGTCTGCCGACGGGATCACCCACGCATAAACGTTTCCGAAGACCAGATATTCAGTAACCAAGCCCCGTATAAATTCATATGAAGTCTGTACTGCGTTCGGTCTGTACAACAATTTAGCCGCCGCTGACGTTCTGTCCCGTTCCCGTGTGTCGTCCTCATGGCGCACATAAACCTTAACGGGTAACTGTGCGATAGATGCCGCCAGAAAATCAACGACCGCTCTCAAGTTATCCTGCGTCTGATACAGCTTTTTCACCGAATAATTAAGTACCGCCGTCGGTGCGTCTGGTGAAAAGCTGATGTAGTAAGTCGGTCGAGCCATTGCTCTGAACCTGCCTAAAATTCTCGGCATTTTTGCCTCCTCATACAAAGACCACGGGCGAACCCGTGGCGTATGCTGATTCATATATTTTGGGTTGCTTAATATCGTCTATTTTTGTCGCCGCCGCAAACGCCATAAAACAGGCGTATAATGCGCTGATCTCGTCGGGCGACTTAACCCTGTCTGGTAGCTCAACGCCGCCGCCAAGGTTTCTTAATTGCATCGTTTTGGCAGGCATATCAAGCACGGGCTGTGGCAGGTGATATATCTTCAAGCCTCCCCGTGACGGATCACCACAAGCGGCGACCCCATCCCAGAAACGCCCCCAAGCAGACGTTAACGCCGTCCCCTCGATGGCGTACCGCTCAACCCCTGCAATAGTGCAGAGCAGTTCTGCCGTGCCTGTAACGGGTGCGCCTCTGCCTTGAAATGCCAGTTTCATATTTCCTCGGACTGCTCTGGTTCTGAACCAGTCCTCTGCCCACGCTATGCCAGATCGTCGGGCTATAACCTCGATATGTATGTTTCCGTCATCCCTAAAACCGCAGGCGGCAATGCTAACCCACGTCCTGTCTTGGCTCATGTCTATCCCGTAATAGATTTCGGACGATGGTGCTATACAAGACGTTTCGTCTACACCTGCGTTCCATGCGCCGTCGGGGAAAGGCTGTGGCAGAATCGTTTCTACCTGTTGGCACATACACTCAGAGCGAAATTTATTTTCTGGTAAAGTCTGCCTTGATGCCGTCAATGCTCTCTCTGTTAATCTCCCGTAGCCGAGTGCAGGGTTCGCATACGCCAACGCTTCCCAGTCTGTAACCGCCGCCCCGTCGGGAGCAGACCACTCAAACAGCCCCAGAGAATCGCCGTCTATCTCACCACCGAAGTCTGACGCTTTATCGCCTGTGATCCTCTCCAACGCCGTAGAACGCAACTGCCGCAATACCACGGAATCGGGATCACCTGCGTTTGAAAAACAAATTATAACGCCGTTTGGCTTGGCTACAGTCGAAGCAGTCGCCGCCGCCAACACTTCAAAGTCCCGTTGTTCCCTTACCTCATCCAGTAAGACCAGATCGTTTGAATCGCCACGCCCTGCCCGTCGGGTAGGCGCACCGACTTTGTAGGTTGACCCGTTTTTAAGAATCAACCGCTTGTTGCCGTTTGTCCTTGCTACTCGCTCTATCTGCTTGCTTAACTCTGGGTTTTCTTCCTGCGCCGCTATAACGTCTTCCCAGACCTCTTCAGCCTTGTCTAATGACAGGGACGTTCCGAAGATGGACTCTGCCTCAAGCACGTTCATAAAGAAGGAGGCTATGATATAGGACAGCTTTGTTTTTCCGTTTTGTCGAGCGATCATAAAGAGGATGGTTCTAAACCTAAACCGCCACTCTTTTTGCAGGTCGCCCGTTATCTCAAGGGCGTGGATTAACGCCCATTTTTGCCAAGGGTAAAGATTCTCCTTGAGGGTCTCCTCAGCATATCTAATGCACAAAAAACCGAGGCTCGTGTCCTCGGTCAATTCCCTTAATGGTTTTGTGTATAGTCTTGGCTCGGTCTTCCCAAGCATAAAAACACCGCCTTTGTGTTTGCCTTGAGAGATGCCCCAGAAGGAGAGGCAAGGCTATCCTCTTTTCGCTTCGTCAAGCTATTCTGGGGCAAGGTTTTTGTGTTTATTCTCCAATCCACTCCAGAGCGGCTAAAATGTTGTCTGGTGTTGCAGTTTCGTGACCAACAGGGACAGGAGTCGAAGTTGTAAAGCTCTCCGTCCCATCTGCATCAACTGTCTGGATGCGCTGATAGGGAGTGGATGATTCGGTGACATATGCCGCACGTTCATAAACAATAGACAACGGATGCGCCGCCAGATAAGTTTGCAATTCTGCTTTAGTTTTTACGCCTGATATTCGGATGCCAACCCATTTTCCTGAGACGTTAAATCCAATGTTGCCGCCATATACGGAGTCACCTGAGTTTGGTAACATATATGAACCTATAGCGTTAGCAACTGTATTCTCTGGATGGGCTTTAGCTTCGACTGTTAGCACCTGTGAAGCAAATAAATACGAGTCATTAACCAACGATGCGCTCGGTGACGTCCATGCTTCTGACCCATCAAGCGTCTGCATCACGTATCGCCTGTTAATCGTCCCATCAGCCGTCTTAACATCGCCGTCATAACTCAGTTCATTATTCACAAGCTGTGGGATGCCTCTAAGGGTGTCTGAGCCGAGGGAATAAGTATGCCCGTTATATGGCACATAATCTCCGTTTTTCGGTGTGCCTGCGGTTTTACTGATGTTGATGCAGATGTCACCATTGTAAGTCGTACCATAAGACATGGATGTATGAAACTTGACATATTTACAATTATCGGGAGTAGTTTGAATCGTAGCCGAATTAGTCCATATACCTGCGCCAATGTAATTTTTTTGCCCGTCATAAAAAAATGGACGGAAATTCAAGGTGCTGCTGTTGCCTACGATGTAAAAATAGTAATTAGTGTTGCTCAAAACAGAAATATAATTTTTTGAGCGAACTCTGCTTGCGGTTTCAGTTGCTCCAGTTTTTAAGTTAATACCGCCGACTTCCCACACTTCATCCCACTGGTTAAACCCTGTCGTGACATGAGCCGTAGCTTGTACGCTCTGTATTGAGCCAGCATCGTATGCGTGATATGTCGAGAGGTCGATGTAACGAGAGAGCCATGCGATGCCAGAGCCAGAGGATGCCGTTTCCAGAGAGTAAACATAGTCTGCGATAGTGCTTCCGAACATCTGAGTAAGGTCGATGATTTGTACCTCTTTCATTTGGCACGAATACCCAGATACGCTATTCTGGTTTGGTCTGATATATAGCTGAATAGCGTTCAGCGTACAGTTAATAATGTTTTGGTGAGCCGTCCATGTGCTTGCGCTTGCGGTAATGTCGGTCGTGCCTGTGAATGAACTTCCATCGTATAACTGATACCTTATTTTGTTATTCGCAGAAGGGTTCACGCTTAACGACACAAAGCACTTATGTCCGCTCGGCACGGAAAGAGTCTGGTTGATATTAGCCGCTGTCTGTGTGCCTGTTGTGGTAAGCGTAATCACGTTGGACGATACTGTTGCCGTTAATAGTCCGAGTGTCCAGTCGTTCGTCCCATTGCTGAAATTGCCGTTCTTGACAATCTGATTCCACCCCAGACTACCACCAATAAGCTTATTCAGAGCGCACTTGCCGACTACTCCAACGTGTGCCGTCTGCCGCATCAGATAAGGTTCGGTGTCTGTCGTGTATGATGGAGATGTGCCGACCATGTCCGCCTTGACATCTCCGTAATTTATCCTTTTAGCTAAATCCCCAACTCCGACAACTATTTCTTGTGATTCATCTGGTGTTGCCGCAGGGAGTGCGGATATTTTGATTAAATCGTAAGCCATTTCTTACCTCACAAGTTTAAACTTCTTTTTCATCTCGTCTATGGTGCTGTGGGTTTCCTCTTCTTCCCCAAGCCCTTCCATTGTTTTTACGACGTAGCAATAGTCCCTAAACGCCGCCCGTATCTCCTGCAACGCAGGGTTTGCTTTAAGCACCCGTTCCCCTTGCGTGGTGGTCATCGTTTGCGCCGCAGGGAGCTTTTCGTATATCGGGATTTGTTCCTCTATCCACCCACGCATAGCGGTTTCTATTTTTGAAATTGTTTTTTCTTGCTCAGTCATCTGCCTTCCTCGTAAGGAAATAGAAAATAGGAGTATCTAAAAGGGCAAGACAGAATTTCACGCAGTATTGACCGATCATAAGTCCGACCAACTCAGTCCCTGCCATTTTCAAACCGATACCAAACCCTATGCCGATAAAAATAATAGTGTCAATTATCTGGCTTGTCATTGTACTGCCGTTATTCCAAAGCCATCTCTGGCGGTTATATTTTTCTTCTCCAATTTTTGCCTTTGCCCAGTCTTTTATTTTATGAAATATAAAAACGTCCCATGTCTGCGAGCAAAGGTACGCAACAAGACTTCCGAACGTAAACCATCCAAGGCTGTTAAGCGTTGTATATGTATCACTTCCAATAAACCACGGCTTAAAGATAACGGGAGTTAAGAAGATCAGACCTGTGCTGATGATCTGCGATATAAATCCAACGGAGACAGCAAAGTTTGCTTCTTTCTTTCCCCATATCTGACCGATAACATCAGTCGCCAAAAACGTTATTGCATATGCAAGTACCGCCGCAGGTGCAAGGAGTTGAACCCCCCCGATGTATAGCCCTGTCAAAATCATCCCGTTAGAGCTGATTATGTTCGAAGTAATCAACGCAGTACAGAATACTACGACCAATACTATTAAATTCTTATTGGTTTTTTTCATGTGGTTTCCTCACTTTCACAAATTGGTTTCTGCGTACCGCTGGAACTTGATCCATTCAAGATAATTTATTAATGCAACCTTTCTGCTATCTCCAAGTCTTTTGCCTTTCGGGCAATCTATCTTTTTCATGCTTTTCCCTGTAAATTGGTAAATAAAACCAAATCTGTTTCCTGTTGTCCATGCTGTACTGTCAACGCTATCAAAATGGCATTTAGGAAGCCACGACAACGTTGTAAACCCTAGTCCGTGAAGCTTGCATCCACTTTTATGTGCTTTATCTATCATCATCGGAAATGCTTTATACTGATTTGACTTTATCTCCCCAGATACGATTCCTCCGATTGCGGCATAATCGTATTCATTGCACATATTTTGAAATTCTTTAATTCCTCTACTTTTATGCCATACAGGAATGCACCTTATACCTGTTAATTCTTCAAGCTTGCTTCTATATTTAAGAACTTGCTTGTACCCTACCACAGAATCAATATCAAGTTCAAAGTACTTCTTTATATTATTTCTTTTTATAAAATCGGCATACTTCTTTATATAGTCATCCCAATCAACATGTGTTTTTGTGTTCTGCATAAACGTGAATGCACCACTGTCAAGCAGGAAGTCCCCGAAATATGGGAGTAGTCTTTCCGTGTCCTCATCGGCGTAGTAGAAGGATTCAAGAATATACGGTCGATGCTTCATAATAGCATTATCGTATAATTTGTCTTGCCCCCCCTCCACGGAGCTACGCCTGCAAGATATATTTTCATCTGTTCTCTTTTCTTTGTTTGGCGAAGTCACGTCTTGAATCCAGTGCCGCGACTCCCCCCCTGCTAAAAATTTTCATCTGCTAATCCTTTTATGAATCCGTCAGGTGTAATCTCCACCTTTGCCATTCTCTTCCATGCAGGATTAAGATTTCCACTAACTCCCCCCGCTAAATAGATTATCACATCCTTATACCCCCCTAATCGCATTTATAATCTTGTTCTTTCCATTACTACCTGCTATATAAACTCTCATTCTATCTCAATCCATTCACCGCAATGCGGACATTGTATTTTCTTGGGTTCTTTTTCTTTTACAGGTGCGTCAGTAAACAGGTCGTCTAAGCTTGAGCTGTCGAAGCTATCAACTTCAAAGCCAAACTGACTCATGTCTATACCTTGTATTTTATCAAGCTCTAAATCCAACACCGAGAAATCAAAGTTGGTATTCATCGTTAGCTTGTTATGCGCCAAGGCGTAAGCCCTGCGCTCTTCATCCGTTAGCCAGTCTAAACGGATGCACTCGGCTTCGTTGTAGCCTAACTGCTTCAACGCTTCGTACCTGCCGTGACCCTCGACGATCAAATTGTCTTTACCCCAGATACCTATGGGGTCAAGGTTTCCGAAGGTTTCAATGCTTGCTTTAATCTGCTCGATTTGCCACTCTGGGTGGTTCTTAGCGTTGGACGGGTCTGGGTGTAGCTCGTCCAATGGTAGTTTAATGATTTCCATGATATCGCCTTTCGTATCTGCCTTAAAAAAAGTTTAAATTTCACGGGGGGGTAAACCCCA